GCTTACGTTGAAGTGACTTTGGAGCAAGATGCGCCTTATGATCTTTTTTACTACTGTGCGAACCACTCAAATATGGGCGGATCAGTTGAAGTCGGTGCTATTGATGACTTGTCTGATTTAGGCGTTTCTGCCTCCGCGGCAGAGCTTAATATTCTTTCGGGAGCGACACTTTCTACTGCTGAATTAAACTATGTTGACGGCGTTACCAGCGCAATTCAGACTCAACTTGATGCAAAAGGCACTGGCACTGTATCGTCCCTTTCAGACCTAAGTGTTACGGCAACCGCAGCGGAGTTAAATACTTTAGATGGAGTTCCTGCTACACTCACAGCAACTGAGCTTGGCTATGTTGACGGTGTAACTTCCGCAATACAAACTCAGCTAGACGCAAAGTTAGGCGCAACGTATACGGGCGATGTGGACATTACTGGTGAATTGATTGTTGACAGTTACAATGAGACTTATGTCGCTCTGTCTGGAGCAACACCAGCGGTTGATTGTGAGGCAGGAAACTCATTTAGTATAGTGCTTTCCGCTGCCACCACGTTCACATTCACAAACCCCCCTGCCAGTGGCACGGCGTACACTTTCAGCGTCGAAATTATTCAAGACAGTGGTGGCTCTGGTCACGCAGTGACATGGCCTACTGTGACCTGGCCTTCGGGAACCGCGCCCACGCTTACAGCAACTGCAAATGCGGTCGATTACTTTGTCTTCACTACAAGAGACGGTGGGACCACATGGCGAGGCTTTACGGCTGGTCAAGCACTAGCATAAGGAGCGCAAACCAATGGCGACAACTAAAAAACTTACCGCAGCTGCCGCTGGTGTTTCAACAGGTTCTGGCGGCGGTGGCGGCGGCGGCGGTGGCGGAAGTGGCTCTTCTACGCTCGACATATCGGGCGCAAGCTACGCAAACAAAAGTTACGATGTTTCATCTCAGGCGACTTTCCCAAGTGGTGTTGATTTTAACCCTGCTGGCACAAAGATGATTGTCTCTGATTTTACTACTAAGAAATTCTTCACTTATAGTCTATCAACGGCGTGGGATGTGACAACCGCATCATACGATGGATCAAGTTCTGATTATGCTCTTGCTAGTGCTCAAGGCTCACTGTTGTCTTTTTGCTTTGGGGACAATGGTACTAAACTTTATAATCTGGATCACAACAACGCGAAATACCACCAACATACGCTCACTACCGCTTACGATGTGAGTACCGCTTCAGCAGATAGTAAAAGCCTGCATCATTTCAGCACAAATGAAGTCCCCAGAGGTGCAGCATTCAAACCCGATGGAACTAAATTTTATATTGCTGCTCAAAACTATACGCTGTATGGGGATAAGCCCGGTATATTTGAATGGGATTTATCAACAGCGTTCGACTTAAGCACCGCTAGTTACAACAACTTCTTAGAGCTGACAAATAGCGCAAATTATACCGCAAGTGGCAGTAACCGGACTTATGGCTTTAGTCAAATTCACTTTAATTCGTCTGGGACGCAAGTATTTGTGCAAGACACTATAGCAACGGATATAAAACAATATGACCTCACGACTGCGTGGGACATATCAAGTGGGTCATATGCAAATAAAAACTTCGATCTAAGTAACGAAATGGGTTTTCCGCGCGGCCTTGCTTTTGACCCAGACGCAACCAAAATGTATGCTGTTGGAAACACAAACGACACGGTCTACCAATACGACACGAACGGCACTTGGACCCTATCAAGCAGCGGTGGTGGCTCTGCTACCTATGTTCAAGATGTATTTAACATTTCTACTTACACGGGAACGGGCTCTGCACAGTCAATTGTAACTAACCTTGATATGGCAACTGATGGTGGTTTGGTGTGGCTAAAGTCCAGAAGTGCTGCCACAGACCACCAATTTTATGATACTGAGCGTGGAGCTACTAAGGCACTTAAAACAGGTTGGCCGTACAGTGCAAGCGTAACTAATTCGACAGGTCTAACTTCCTTTAATGCCGATGGTTTTTCTATAGGAACCCATAACGTAATAAACGACACAACCGAGAATTATGTGGGTTGGTCATTTAAAAAGCACGCATCGTTCTTTGATGTACAAACATGGACCGGGGACGGCACAAATAGTCGAAGTATTGGTCACGCACTAAATCATGACGTGGGCTGCATCATGATTAAAAGTACAAGTAACAGTGGTAATTTAGATTTTTGGTGGGTTTGGCACAAAGACCTATCTTCAAATGAAAACAACCTTAATATGAGCGGTGCTGTTAATGAGGAACCAAATAGTGCCTTTCCCTCGACAGCACCCACTACCACAGACTTCTACGTTTCCAGTGCAAGTTCTACTTTTTTTAATACTAATGGACATACATATGTAGCCTATATCTTTGCAGATAATAACGGAGATGGAATATTTGGTGCAAATGCCGATCAAGACATCATTAGATGTGGTGTGTATACAGGCGATGGCACTTCCCTTAGAACCATCGATGTTGGCTTTGAGGCCGAATTTATATTAACAAAGAGAATTACTAACGGCGGACAATACGACCATTGGAAAATCCACGATCAAACGAGGGGGATGACTGCTTCTGGCACCGCTGAAACACTTTACCCAAATCTTGTTGGTGCAGCACAATTCTTCACATACGCTAACTGGGCTCAAACGGATAGTTCGGGATGGAAAACTGGTGCATCGTCAAACAATTACGAAAACGTAAATGGGTCAAAATATATATACATAGCTATCCGAAAGACAATGCCAGTTAGCAGCAGTGGCTCTTCTGGCGGCTTAAATATTGAGGACGTTTATTCAATTAATCGCTACGCAGGTACGTCAGCAACACAAACTATAACCAACGGAGTTGACTTATCTACGCACGGCGGCGCTGTGCTTACAGCAAGATCGGATGTCACTAACAGCGCAGCACGAAGCGTATTAACAGATACAACACGCGGTGCCACCAAGGAGTTTGACCTTGGGTCTTCTGGAGCAGAAGCCACCTACAACCTATCCACATTTAACACAGATGGCTACACTCTTTCGAGTGGTAACTATCTTCAAGGCAATTACAGTGGCTATGAATATTACAGTCAAACATGGCGAAATGCTGATGATTTCTTTGCACACGGCCAGTACACAGGAAATGGAAGCACTCAGGCGATCACCCATGGACTGAATGGGACTGTAGGCATGATCTGGGTGAAGAGTTCTGGGAACCACTGGGCATTTTGGCATCGAGGCTTTGCTGGGACAACAAGTTGGAATTATCTCAATCTTGCTTACGCCAAAGGCTCAAGTAACAGCGTTTTTGGAAACAATAGCAGCTATGTGGACCCAACTTCAACCGAGTTCACAGTCGGTTCTGATGGCAAAGTAAACAGCAACAATACCACATATACTTATTATGTCTTTGCCCATAACGATGGTTCAACGCACGGCGACGACAGCAACCAAGACATGATTAAATGCGGCACCTACACCGGAAATGGTGACCAATATGATGGCGCTATGATTGACCTAGGCTTTCGTCCTCAAAGTATATGGATCACGCCAAAGGATTATGGTGATAAGCGGTATATGATGAATTCTCTGACAGGGATACCAAACGAGTACGCATATAATCAATATAACCCAGTTTGGTTCACCGACAGTTATGGCGGTCGAAAAACCACTAATCATTGGGTGAAGACAGAAAACACAGGCTTCCAGATTAGAAATAATCAGCTAAATTATAACAATAATGAATATATTTACATGGCGATCCGCCGCGGAAATATGGGCAAACCTACAGATGTCACGAAGGTATTTAAGGTCGATAACGTAGGTGAAAGCACACCTCTGCCATATTACAAGTCTGGCTTCACAACGGATATGGTAATTACAAAGAGTATAGCCTCGTACATAACGGATTGGTTTGTCAGCACTAGGGATTGGCCTACCCAAGCGGTAAAAACCAACAGCAATGCAATCGGAGGAAATGGACCTATTGCTGCAACTGGGTGGGACAACAACGAGGGCGTTGGTACGGCTACATTGAACACCTCCAACAACCCCGGTGTCGCGTACTTATGGAAAACTGCAAGATCGTTCTTTGACCATCATATGTATATGGGAAAAGGAACAGGCGCTAGGACGTTGAACCATGACGTCCAGACGATACCGGAGATGGTGTGGGTGAAGAGAGACACAGCAAGCCACGATTGGTACGTCTACCACAAAGATGCACACGCCTCCTCGCCAGAGGACTATCATCTGATCTTAAATAGTGACGCAGCGGTTACTTCGTCAACAATTTGGGATGGGACGGCTCCAACTGCTTCAACCATTCGTGTGGCAACTAGCCTCAATACTAACTCGGCCAATTACATCATGTTCTGCTTTGGCACAGCGGATGGTGTATCAAAAGTTGGAGGCATAGCACACACAACCGGCTCTAATACTGTTGTTGACTGTGGATTTTCTAGCGGAAGCTCTCTTGTAATGTTGAAGCGGACAGATGCGGCTGGTAACTGGCTCACCTACGACTCGACTCGAGGAATTGTGAGCGGGAATGATAGCAGACTGTCTTTAAACAGTAACGCATTAGAAGTTACAAATGTTGACGAAATTGACCCCAACAGTTCTGGGTTCGAGATCGGTGCGGCACTTCCGACAGGAAACTATATTTACTATGCACTCGCATAATCAAGCTCATACGAAAGGATCAATCAAATGAGTGAATACAGAAACAGAACAACAGGCGTAGTCAAAACGCAAGGGCAATGGCGGGCTCTAAATCCCAACATGTCGCTGCCGAGAGTTTGGAAGGCTGCAACCCTTGATGCACTTAACTTGGATGCAGTTCTACGCAGTCCACCTGCCGCAACGGGAGCATACCAAATATCTGTGAGGGACGGTGTGGAGCAAGACGCCAATGGAAATTGGGTCGAGAAGTACGTTGCCCGCGATATGTTCCGAGACACGACGGATGAAAAGGGCGATGCAATTACTAAGGCGGAGCAAGAAGCTGCGCATCAGGCCAGGCTAGATGATAGAGTAGCTCAAGAAAATCGCATGAAACGTGACGAGTTGCTTAATGCAACAGATTACTTTGCGCTCACTGATGTGACGATGGACGCAGCGATGACAACCTACCGCCAGGCATTGCGTGACATCACCAGCCACTCCAACTGGCCTAATTTGGATGAAGGCGACTTCCCAACTAAACCGTAAGGATCGACTATGCTTGGTTTTAGTCCACTAGCTTCTGCTCCAATAAGCGCAACAAGTCAGGTTCAAGCACTTGGGCTTAACTTTGTAGCGTCTGATATTGCGGCTGGCAATCCGGCAGTGGATCAAGCCAATTTGAACCAAACTCACGTCTTGAATGCTAATTCGATTGAGGCGCAAAATGCGCAAATTGATAACGCTTCCATTCAAGTCGAACATAGTTTCTCTTTATCCGATATAACTTCAACGCCAGTTATTGATGTTATAAATGTTGCGTCGCAATATTCATTTTCGTGTGACGAAATTACATTAAGCGCACCTTTGGTTGACAGCGTCGTTTCATCACTTTTGTATAGTCTTACAGCTGTAGAAATTACCGCTAATGCTCCTGTTTTGGATGCAATTGGCTTAAACAGCGTTTATAATTTTGATGCAAACAATATAAGCACAACGGCGGTCGTTGACACTGCCATAGTTACTTCAGTTCATCACTTAATTCCTAACGATCTTACTATAACTTCGATTATAGATAGTGCGGCAATCGAAATTTCTGGTGCTATTACGGCTCAAAACTTAAGTATTGTGCCAATAGTAGACAGCATTTCAATTACTGAGGTTCATAATTTCACAATAGCTGGTCTTACATCAACGCTCAATATTCAAGACGTTGTTGTAACTGTTAATTATGCTTTTCAAGCAAATAGTTTAACGTCAACATTTGTTGTCGAAAGCGCAAATGTTGAATTGCAGCAATTAATAACCCCTGCCAAAATTACAGCAGGATCGGCTGTCGTCGACAATATCGTTGTGCAGCAACTTGCTCACATAAAGCCAAATAAACTTATTGCAACTTCTCGGATTAACCCCGTCCCGTTCAATCAAGTGCATATTTTAGCTAGTGATGAAATTTTAATGGGCGCTCCCGTTGAGCCATCTGTTCGTTTCCTATGGGACTTACAGCAGATAGATAACAAGACATGGAATGAAGTTTCTGCTATAAATGGCACATGGACCGTTGTGCAGACTGCCGCTTAAAGGAGATTTAGATGGCTGTGACGATTACAAAACCGACAATTGGTGGGTCAGAAGACAGTTGGGGCTTAATTCTTAACAATACACTTGACAATATTGGCGATGGTTTGAATGGCGTTACAACAATTGAGCCAAACCTTACTACTGGTTCTTGGAAAATTGGAGGAACGGCGGTAACCGCCACCGCCGCCGAATTAAACTCGCTAGATGGGCTTTCGGTATCAACTACAGAAATTAACATATTAGACGGAGACACTAGCGCGACATCCACGACTGTTGTTGATGCTGATAGAGTTGTTTTTAATGACAATGGCACGATGAAACAGGTGGCTTTGTCAGACATAAAAACATATATCAATGCTTCTGTCGGAACGGGATCGGTTACGAGTGTTGCTTTAACGGCTCCCACTGGTTTTTCAGTCTCTGGGTCACCTATAACGTCAAACGGCACGTTAGCTTTAACTTTTCAGTCTGGATATTCGCTACTTACGTCATCGCAAGCAGCGTCAATCTCAAACATTCCCACAACCACAAGTCAGCTAACAAACAATAGCGGTTTTATTACTGCGGCCAGCCTATATACGCAGCCAACAACATTTGGCGCGGTTGGAACATATGCTTTTCTGGTCAAGAATGGTTCTTCAGTGACATCTGGCTCTTCAGTGTCTGGCAGTTCATTGCAGAGCGGCGGCGTTAATGCCATTCAAAACTTAACTGTTAATAACAATGTTTATAACGCAAATATGACAGGTTTGGCCCGTGGAGATACCACGATGTCAGGAACATGGAGAGCTATGGGCTCTGTGACTTACAATAGCACTAGCACTTATGGTCGCGGCACAATATTCTTGAGGATTTCCTAATGAGCATTCAAATAACAGAAGTGCGCAACGCACAGTCACTTCAGTCTGATAATTTAGGCATGGACGTTGAGATCAACCACCCCACATACGGCTGGATACCCTACACTGTGGACCCATCTGACACTGACACCACCATAGACAACGCTGCCATCCTAGCTTTGGTTGGTACAGACTTTGGTGCATACGTTGCTCCTACACAGGCAGAGCTTGATGCTGGTTTAGCTGCCCAAGTAAGGGCCGAGAGAGACAGCTTGTTAGTGGAGGTAGATGTAGTAGTCAGCAACCCACTGCGCTGGGCATCTCTATCTTCAGATAAACAGAACGAGTGGACTGTGTATCGTCAAGCTCTCCTTGATGTTCCGCAACAATCTGGGTTTCCCAACAACATTTCTTGGCCGCCGCAACCGGAGTAAGGTAAAAATGCCTTTAATACCCTTAAAAATACCAGCCGGATTTTACAAAACAGGCACGGATTTAGATGCAACTGGCCGTTGGGAAGACGGGTCTCTTGTTCGCTGGCGGGACGGATCACTTCGGCCAATTGGTGGGTGGCGTTCTAATGGAAACATTGCAAGCATTACGCAGAATGCGCCAAGAAGTATGCACACTTGGCAAAGTAACAATGGCACTCGTTATGTTTCTGCTGGTTCTTTTAACGAGCTGTTTGCAGTGGTTTCTGGTGGTACAGCATATGATATAACTCCCACAGACTTAACCGATGGCTTAGAGACCGCTGCATATAATGTTGGATACGGATACGGGTTTTACGGAATTAGTACATATGGAACACCTCGCCCAGAAACAGGAAATTTAGTAGAGGCGACCACTTGGTCGTTAGATAATTTTGGCGAGTATTTGGTTGCTTGCTCAACGGCTGATGGGCGTTTACTTGAATGGCAACTTGGAGCAAGCGCAGATGCAGCAGCAATTTCTAACGCACCGACAAATAACGCTGGGCTAATAGTTACAGAGGAGCGTTTTATTCTTGCACTTGGAGCTGGTGGTAACCCTCGCAAGGTGCAGTGGTGCGACCGCGAAAACAACACAAGCTGGACACCCGCGACTACAAACGAAGCTGGTGATATTGAACTGCAAACATCTGGCCAGATACAAACTGCAATCCGTACTAGAGGAAAAACTTTAATTATCACTGACATTGACGCTCACACAGCCACATACGTTGGCCCTCCATATGTTTTTGGGTTTGAGCGTGTAAGTACAAGCTGTGGTATTATATCACGCAAGGCTGCGGCTGATGTAGATATGGGCGTGTTTTGGATGGGCAATGGAGGTTTCTTTCGGTTTGATGGAAACGTAGTTTCAGAAATTCCCTGCGCTGTTCACGATTATGTTTTCGGCGATATAAACACATCGCAAAAAAGCAAAACTTGGGCATTTACTAATGGGCAGTTTGGCGAAATCTGGTGGTTTTATCCATCGTCAAACAGCAACGAAATAGACCGTTATGTTGCATTTGATTATAAAGAAAACCATTGGCTTATTGGCAACCTTTCGCGAACAACAGGTGCATCTCGTGGTGTGTTTGAGTACCCGTTACTAATGAACGAAGGTGGTGCGCTATATGACCATGAAGTGGGTGTTTCGTATGAAACCTCTAGTGCTCAGCAAGCTGTTTTTGCACAAACTGGTCCAATAAGCATTGGCGCAGGTGATAATATCATGCACGTTACTGACTTGATACCTGATGAAAAAACGCAAGGTGATGTCAACTTAACCTTTAAAAGTAAATTTTATCCAAATGACACAGAATATTCGCATGGGCCGTTTGCTCCTGCCAATCCGACTTCTGTTAGATTTTCAGGAAGACAAATTAAAATGCGCGTTGACGGTGACACTCCATATTCTGCGTGGAAAGTTGGTACGATGAGAATTGATGCAAAACCGGGTGGGCAAAGATAATGGTTGCACCAGTATTACCACCAATCGGCGATAACATTAAAGCTTGGGGTAACAGCTTAACAACTTATTTGCGCCGACAATTGCCACGCCTTTACTTTAAAACGGCAGATGATAACCCGTCTGAAAACGGAATAATTTTATGGGATGATACAAATAGTTACGCGGTCATTTCTGCAAATGGAGATTTTAGGCAACTTGCAACAAAACAGGCAACTCCTAACTCAAATATAGGAGCAGTCGGAGACGTAAGCGGGATGGTGGCTTGGGATGCAAATTACATTTATATTTGTGTAAACTCTTACAATGGCTCCTCTGCGATATGGAAACGTGTATCGCTTTCGACATGGTAATGGCTAGGGGTGTTAAAGTGCAAGAAATATGGTATAAATGTTTAAACCGTTCGGAGTTATAAAATGGGCATAATGGATTTTTTATTTGGTACACCAGACCAAACAGGCCAACTTGATCCGCAAACCAAAGCGGCAAGAAACTTTTTTCTAAATCAAATGTTGGAGCAATATAGCGCTGGCCCAGTAAATGTTCCGCAATATCAAGCTGTTGCTCCTGAGGCAATGTATAGCGGCACAAATGATCTTCTTAGCTCTCTTGGTTTAGGAACGGTTGCACCTCCGTCAATGCCTACAGTAAATGTCGGCGGGGTTGAAGCTTACAGTAGTCAGCCATTCCAAGAGCAAATAGAAACTGCTTACGGAGAACAGTATCCGGGACAATACGACTTCTTGCGATCTTTTTACCGAGACCCTGTTACTGGCGAACCCGGCACTCGTTCTTATGGGTATGTTAATCCAAACGCCCCTGTAACCATGCCCGGCGGCGGTGGCGGAAATCAGTATAATAATAGCGACTCTGACGGAACTGCTGCAGCTTTAGCAACACATTATGGACTATTCCCGGAAACAACACCGGGTGCAAATACATACGGGTATGTAAACAACGATAGCTTTATTGATGCTGCGGCTCCTTCGTCAGGATTTTTTTCAGGAGGCGGCGATGATGGCGTAGGTAATTTCGGAAAAGTTGGTGATTTCTTTGGAGGGTTTTTAAAGTGATTGGTTCAAACGTTTTTGGGCAAGCTCAACAATATCAAACTCAAGCGGGTGACGTATATAACCGCATGGCTAACTTTCAGGCACCTACGGTGAAAGCGGTTGGTCAGACGCAAAGCCCTTCATTGGCGCAGACAGACGCAGCTCAGTATATGAACCCTTATACAGAGCAAGTCATTCAGCGAGGTGAAGCCGATATTGCTCGACAAAGAGAACAGGCTTTAAACGCTTTAGGCGCTCAAGCTACAAGTGCGGGGGCTTTTGGCGGGTCACGTTTTGGTTTGGCTGAAGGTGAGACATACGGTCAATATGGACGAATGGCGGCTGACATGGCGGCTAATCAACGTCAGCAAGCATACAATCAAGCAATGCAGTCTGCACAATTTGACGTTACCGGGCAACGGTCGGCGGCTGAAGCGGCGGCTGCAAGAGAGCAAGCGGCACGGATGCAAAACTTGCAATCTCAATTTACTGGATTGGGGTATCAGCAGAGCGGCGCATCGGGTTTGCGAGGTCTTGGATCAACTATGTTTGGTCAAGGTATGCGCGCTTTAGACCAGCAACAAGCGGCGGCGGCTAGAGCGCAAGCTGCACAGCAAGCAATGCTGGATGCTGGGCGTCAGCAAACAATGATTAACTTAGGATATCCCGGTCAGGCTTTGCAAACTGGTTCTGGCTTACTTAGTAGTTTTCCAAAACAAACAGTCACAGAAAGTGGCAACCCCGGTTTGTTTGATTTTCTAACTGCCATTGGAACATTTGCTTAAATGGAACTAACACAACGAGATTTACTGGCAAAAACACTGCAAGCCGAGGCTGGAAACCAAGGCTATAATGGCATGGTAGCTGTTGGGTCGGTAATTATGAACCGTCTTGCTGGTGGCAGTGATCTTGGCAAAGTCATTTTGCAGCCGGGTCATTTCTCTGCGTGGAACAGTACCACTGGTTATGCTGGCGGCGAACAAGGCCAAGATATGAGCTTCACGCCAAGTGCCAAAGCGTATGAAGTTGCTGATGCTTTGCTTGCTGGTGAATATGAAGACCCGACAGGCGGTGCAACTCATTATTACAACCCGCAGCTTGCTGATCCTATTTGGGGCGCATCTTATGGTGGTGATTGGATGACCATTGGGCAACACGTTTTTGGTAAAGCAAACAAAGCTGGCCCCAAGGCAATTCCTAACAACGGGACGGTTGAAAAGTCTTTAGAAGCCGAAATTTTTGGAGGAGCTTCAGCAATGGACGGACAAGTTAAAGGGCAGCAAATGCAGCCAACGGCACAACAAATGCAGCAAATGCAGCAAAGTGGTGGCTTGATGGGTATGTTGCGAGACCCAAGATCGCGGCAAATTATGTCTGCTTTTAGTCGCAGTAGGGCCGGTGAAAAGCTTGGCGCTATAGCAGATCGTGACAGAGAGGCGATGAGAGGCCGCGAGACTGATAATAAGACTGCACAGTGGCTATCTAACCAAAAAGGTGGAAAGCCCTACGCACAAGCCATTTTGCAGGGCGCTATGACAGGCGCACAGGCATACGAAAGATGGCTTGCTGAAACTAAGCGTTCAGGAACAAAAGTAGATGGTAAGATAATTGATCCAGTTACCGGTGAAATTATATACGAAGACAAAACAGGTCAGCTTGACTCAGATAAAAATACAATAATAAATCAGCAAAATACCGCAATTTACAAACTGATGAAACCTTACAATGAGATTTTCAATGCATATGGGCAGATTTCAAGAGCTATTGCTGCTCAGAAATCAGGAACACCGTCTGGAGTAAACGATCTTGTTATTTCTATTTCGTTCTCTAAATTACTTGACCCCGAAAGTGTCGTGCGCGCTGAAGAAAGTGCTGCCGTAGGTGCAGCAGGAGGTGGAGTTGCCGCAGCATGGACCGGATTGAGGAATTTCCTAGGCGGCGAAGGGTCGTTGACACCTGCTGTACGCAATCAAATTATGTCAACAACACAGAAAACAGCTGATACATGGTATCAAATGGTTTCGGATGAGCGCGAGCGTTCTCTGAGACAAGCAGAACTTTCCGGTATATCAAGAGACATTGCCGAACAAGTATTGGTTAAACCAAAACAGCCTAGAATTGAGCCCTTGCCTGTTCCGAGCGGCGGCGACGAAGGTGAAGACGGAGGTAGTAATGCGCAGCCGAATGGGCCAGTGCCAAAATGGGCAACAGGAATTACGCAACGCCAGTGGGATAAACTTACTCCAGAAAAAGTTCGCGAATTGACTGAAGCGGCGAAGGCGGAGGGAAAAATAGATGGCTAAACCAACATTACAAGAACTGCTTGATCAAATTGCACCAGAGCCAGAAGCTCCAACAGAACGCGGTCGTACATTTTTGCAAGGTCTTACTTTCGGCACAGCAGATGAAATAGAAGCTTATATAAAAAGCATTGGTTCTGACCGTGAATACGAAGACTTGGTTAGTGAAATACGTGGCAATTTAGATGCATATTCAGAAGCAAGGCCAATAGAAGCGGGCGCATTTGAGGTTGGCGGAGCCGCTCTTCCAGCCATTGTTGCAACCATTATGTCTGGTGGTACTGCGGCTATCGCTGGAATTGGATCAAGACTTCCTTTTCTTACTCGATTAGTTGGGCAAGCAACAGGCAAAGTTTTGGGAACAACTGGAACTCAAACTCTTGCTGGTGGCGCAGCAGTAGGAGCGGCACAAGGTGCTTTGACAGGAGCCGGTACTGCTGAAGGTGGTTTATTAAATAGAATTGAAGGCGCCGGTTATGGCACAGTTACTGGCACCGTATTAGGACTTGGTGGTCAGGTTGCTGGTAACTTGCTTGAAAAAGGCATAGGCGGCATGATTGATTTTGCACGCCGCAGCAAAGGTGCAAAAGCTAGTAAAGCAGCAGAGCGTGAAATTCAGAGGCTGGCGCAAGAGCGTGGTATTAGCCCAGACGATGCTTTTCGTTTAGTAATGGATGGTGGTCTACTGGTAGAAAATGCCACTCTTCGTGATGTGATGCGTTCATATCGTGCTAGTGGTGGCGAAGCAGCTGAATTGTTGCGCAAGGGATTGGGACCAAGACCATCAGCAACTCGCAAAGAAGTCACTGAATATTTAGAAGGTGTGCTCGGCGGAGCTGATCAAAATATTATTAAACAAAATACTCAACGACTTACAGACCTTAAAGAACAAGCTAATCAGCTTTATAAGTCTGATTGGGCAAACGCAGATGTGCCACAAGAACTTGTATCTGAATTGGGTATGATTTTTCAAGGTGCAAGACGAGCGTTTGCGGAAGTAGAAGAAGCAATAGAGGCAACGCCTGGAGCATCTATGTTTTTTAAGTTAGACCAAGATGGAAAGGTTGTTGTCACAGGAACACCAACCATTGGTCAAGCAGAATTGGTTCGTAGAGCCATAGCAAACCGCGTGCAAGACCTTTATAAAGAAGGAAAAGGTGCGGCTGGTGAAGCGTTAGGTGACCTAGAGAATACTCTTCGTGGACTTATAGATAATATAAGCCCAGATACGCAAGCTGCGCGTCAAACTTGGCGACAAATGAAAAATGAAGGTGAAGCTTTTGATGTAGGCAAAAGCGTAATGAAAGCTACACCAGAAATAGACGTTGCTCAGATTGAATGGGAGAAGGCGCTTTCTCTTGGCGATGAGACAACAAAGTCATTTCGTCTTGGAGTTATGTCATCGTTACGAAGGATGCTAAGTGGTGGCACCGCTGCAGGAACAATTAAAAAGTTACTTGACGAAGATAATGCTCAAGGTCAATTGCTCCGTGAGATTTTCCCTGAACAAAACCTTCCAGAAATGTTGCGAAGGCTTTCTGTAGCAAAAGAAGCTAATAATGCTGCAAATGAAATACTTGGCCAAAGCCCTACAGCAATAACAAACGCTCTTATGAAACAGCAAGGAAATGACATAGATTTGCTAGATTTAGCGGTTGATGGCGCGTCTATGATTGGTGTAGCAAGAATGATTGCTCGAATGGTTAAAAAAGCAGAGCCGCAAATGTCTCCAGAGCAACGATCTGAAGTTGTGATGCTAATGATGTCTCAAGATGCCAATCGAATTAAACAGCTTTTGTTAGACGAAAGTGGTCTTGCTAAAGCACAAGAACGTGTAAATAAGTTTATTGATGTATCGCGCCGCGGAACGCAAAGAAGTGCTACGCAAATGCAGTCACAAGAAGGCGCTAGCATGATGAATATGTTGACGCCATCTTCCGCCGTGCCGCAGTAATAAAGGAATACAGTTATGCGTATTGAGCCATTAGATCGCGATACAGTACAAGGTATCATACAAAAAGCGGTGCGCGACGCAGTTGATTTTATTGAAAGCGAAATATCAGAGCCGAGGCTTAAATCACAACGCTATTTTGATGGTGAAGTTGATATAGGCTACGAAACTGGTAGGTCGAAAGTCGTTGCAACAAAATGTCGTGACGTTGTGCGTGGAATGAAACCATCTATTCAGCGCGTATTTTTAAGTAACGATAATGCTGTTGAGTTTGTTCCACGTATGCCTGAAGATGTGCAATCCGCCGAGCAAATGACAAAATATGCAAATTATAAATTTATGCAAAATAATGGATTTCGTTTGCTAAATGATGTTTTCCAAGACGCTATGGTCAAAAAGTGCGGCGTTGCAAAGGTCATGTTTGAAGACAAGTCAGAAACAAAAATATCTACACATACCGGATTAACTGAAGAAGAATTTATTTATTTAGCTGAAAGTGATGATGTAGAAGTTTTAGAGCAAACAATCTCAGTAGAGATTGAAGCCGATCAGCAGGGTGTTGAGATTGAGCGTCCTATTTATGATTGCAAATTAAGTCAAAAAAAAGAAAATGGCGATATTTCAATAGTTTCTGTACCTCCAGAAGAGTTTTTTGTAGACCGAAATGCAAGATCGGTAGACGATTTCTTTGTAATCGGTCACAGAACTGACTTAACAATCGGCGATTTAATCGCAATGGGATACGATGAAGACGATTTAGCTGGAATTGCCGGAACAATGGCAACGATTGAGAGCGAAGCTGAATTTGAACGCCGTGGCTATTCTATAGACGAAGATGATGATGAAAGCGTTGACCCAACATCAAAAAAAGTTGTTGTTACAGAATGTTATATGAAGGTCGATGTAGAGGGAACCGGCATTCCTCAGCTTTATCAATTTATTTTAGCTGGTTCGGGTTACAAAATGCTTTCTTACGAATTAGCTGATGAAGTGCCATTTGCAATTTTTGAGGTTGATCCAGAGCCTCATGCTTTTTTCGGCCGCAGTCTTGTTGATTTAGTAATTGATGACCAAGATGCCGCCACTGCAATGCTTCGTGGTGTACTTGATAACGTAGCACTTACAAACAACCCAGGTCTTGAAATCGTAGATGGTCAAGTTTCAGTTGACGATTTGTTAAACAACGAGATTGGTAGAATTGTTCGTGTCAAAACAGCGGGTTCTATTCGTGAACAAGTTGTGCCGTTTACTGCGGGCTCTACTTTGCCCGCGCTGCAATATTTTGATATGTTGGTTGATAACAAAACGGGAGTTTCTAAGGCTGCACAAGGTTTAGATCCTGATATTTTGCAAAGTGCAACTGCAACAGCCGTCGCAGCAACTATGGAAGGCGCTGCGGGTCAAGCAGAAGTTATAGCTCGAAATCTTGCTGAAGGAGGTATGCGCCGCTTATTTAAGTTGATAGCTTCTACAATTATTAAAAATTCAAACAGAGAAGAAATTATACGTTTAAACAATAATTTTGTTTCTGTTGATCCCTCGGCATGGAATGCTGATATGGATATGATTGTAAATGTTGGAATAGGCACTGGTAGAGAGCAAGAAAAGGCAGTAGTTCTTCGTGAAACATTGCAAATGCAAATGAGCGTTTGGCAACAATACGGGCCACAAAACGGCCTAGTAACTATGACAAACGTCAGGAATACACTTGCGGACGTTTTGTCTGCTGTAGGTCTTAAAAACAGTGACCGATACTATTTGCCTGTAACTCCAGAAAGTGAGCAAGAGCTTATAGCGCAAAAACAACAAGAAACTGAACAAGCACAACAAGCACAGCAAGAAGCTGGTATGCCTACAAGTGATCCTAATCAAGCGTTTTTAGCAGCTGAACAGATGAAAGCACAAAGCAAGATGCAGATCGACATGGCCAAGCTGCAATTAGATGCACAAAAAGCACAAGCAGATCAGCAATTTAAAATGCATGAGCTTGCAATGAAAGACGATTTAAGCCGAGATAGCATGGTGCAAGACCTTGCAGTTGAAGTTGCAAAGATTTTAGGGCAATATGGCGGTAAAGTTGATGTTGCAGCCATTAAATCGGCACAAGATGCAAGTCGACCGCACAACGAACAAATGATGGGTGGATATGGAGTACAAGAAACGCGCGGCACGGGCTAAAGCTTTATTACGCGATGAGAACTTCATAGCTACATTACAAGATTTGCGAGAAAGGCAAATGCTTATTTTTGCAAATAGCGCTGCGCAAGAGTCAGAGGTAAGAGAAAAAGCTCACCATATTGTACTTGCGTTAAATGAAATTGGGTATCTTTTGCAAGGTGATATTGATGCAGAGACACTCGTAGACAAGAAAGGATCGGCACCGCGATGACGACTGAACCTAATGACGGAAGCATTAGCTCCGTGGCTTCAATGCTTATGGAAACTCCAGAGCAAGAAACGCCAACACAAGAAAATCAAAGCGAAGCAGTAGAAGCCGCTATAGAGGAAACTGATGACGGTCAGTCTGATATAGAAGACTATATTGCCGAGAGCGATGATGACACTGGCTATAATAGTGACGAAGAGCTTGAGCTTGATAGTGAAATTGTAGCTGAGGATGAATATGCAACAGAAGCAGCCGTTCCTTTGGAGCTTTCAGACGATTACGAACTTGAAGTAAAGTCCGATGGTCGTATGAAGAAAGTGACCCTAAAAGAGCTAAAGCAAGACTTCGCTGGGCAAGATTACATCCAAAAAGGCATGGAGCAAAATGCTCAATCTCGTAAAGAGTTGGAAAATTTGCAACAAGCCATGTTAGCAGAGCGTGGTCAATTGGCGCAACGCATTGCCGACTTTGAAAATGGTAACATCCCACAGCGTCCGCAAAAGCCATCAAAGGAACTAGAAAATAGTGACCCTTTAGCTTATGCGATACAATTGGGAGAATATCGTGATGCTGAGCAAGAGTATGATAAGTTTAAAAACGAAGCTCAATCTCTTAAACAGCAGCAAGCAGAAGTAGAATATAACCAACTACAAGCGTATCGTGCTGAACAAGCAGAAAAAATCAAAGAAGAAATGCCAGAGTTGCGTGACCCTGAAAAAGGCAAAAAATTGCTTTCAGATATTCAGACTATAGCAACCAACCATTATGGCGTTCCTCCTGAGATTTTCGGTGCATTATCGCATGGTTGGGAATTCAAAATAATGCGCGATGCAGTTGCCTATCGTAAGCTAGTGGAAAAAAGAGGAAAAGTTGAGCAAAAATCTAAAGGCGCTCGACCCGCTCTTAAGCCCGGTGCCAAACGAACAGAAGACGGCAAAGAAAAAAAGCGGCAACAAAAACGGTCTAGGATGAAAAAGCGCGGCGACATTTCAAGCGTTGCCGATTATCTATTGTCATAGCGAAAGGAGAACACCATGGGTGTTACAGCTAATACAAACGAGACGTATGACGTCACAACAATTCGTGAGGATGTGCAAGATGCACTTACCTCGATAACTCCAACTGAGACAGTTTTGATGTCTACTATTGGCACTCGTAACGCAGAAAATACCTATTTCGAGTGGGCAGAAGTTGATCTTGCAGCCGCAAGTACTTCAAACCGTGTGATTGAAGGCGAAGCTTCACCAGCTAACGATGCTGGTACTAATGCAGTTCGTAAAGGGAACTATACACAAATATCAGATAAAGTCGTTGAAGTTTCTTCAACTGCAAATGCTGTTAATGGTGTTGGTGACGCACAAACTGTTGCAGAGCAAGTTGCATTTAAACTTAAAGAGTTGAAGCGTGATATGGAAGCAATGCTTCTTTCAAATGTTGCGGCTTCGGCAGGTGCTTCTGGCACAGCCCGTCAAACGGCTGGTCTACCGGCTTTTATTACCACCAACACATCTTTTGGTAGTGGTGGTGCTGCTGGTACGACATCTGGTACAGGAGAAGCTGGGTATCCTGATGCTGCGGCAACAGATGGTACGCAACGCGCGCTTACAGAAACAGTTTTAAAAGATGTAATCGCTTCATGCTGGGACGCAGGTGCAGAACCTTCGATCGTTTTGTGTGGTTCGTTTAATAAGCAAACTATCTCTGGTTTTACAGGTAATGCGACGCGTTATAAAGAAGCAGAAGACAGCAAGCTCAACGCAGCTATTGATGTGTACATCAGTGACTTTGGTGAATTGCAAATTGTTCCTTCTCGTCATATTCGTGCGCGTGATGCTTTTGTACTTGATCCAAGCTATGCAGAAGTCGCATATTTGCAAACTGCAAAACAAGAACCATTGGCAAAAACAGGCCACTCTGAGCGCCGATTGATTTCGGTTGAATATGGCTTGCAAGTGACCTCGCAAAAAGCACACGGCTTTATTGCAGATTGCACAACCACATAAATAAGATTGGGGGCTAAAAAGCCCCCTTTCCCTTCTAGGAGGTAGGTATGCCAAAAGTCAAAATAACAACAGATCGTACATGGGTTCACGGTTCAAAAGCTAAGATAAATACAGAATACGAAGTAACCGCTGAAGAAGCCAAAATATTAATTGCAAACGGATTTGCTTCTGAGGTTATAACAACAGCTAAAAAATCTGCGCCAAAACGAGCTAGAAATACAAAAGGTAGACTTAAAGCTGACGATCTATCGACGCCAGATGTAAACGAAGCATGGGTTGGCGGCAAAGCTCCGAGGAAGTAAAAATGATTGAACACGTAAAAACCAAAATCAAACAAGAAGACAACAAAGTTGTTGTTTCAAGGTCGCAAAATATTCAAGAAATTTTAGATTTCAACAGAGAAAAGCAAATTGATGGACACAACCGAAATTCAGAATTTCGCCATGTTTGCGGAATACCATTTGTAGAGCTTGAAAAATGGCTCCATGAAAGTGGTTTGCAATTAGGCTCTCAAGAGTTTGCGCAATATATAAAAAAGAAAATTATAAGCGGTGATTATTCTAAGCTTATGGTTCATGGGTATTGAGGGTATTTTTATGAGTAATAAAAGCACAGTTGCATCTGCGCATGAGCGTATCGACGGACTTGAAAAAGAGGTGATTGCTATGCAAACAGAAATGCGAATTCAATTCAAAGATCTGTTTGGCAGGGTCAAACGCATGGAAGCAATCATGATTGGCACAACAGGCTTTATCATTGCACTCTTAGTAGCAGTGCTGACTAAGATGGGCTAACAAAATGATTGACCCGGTAACAGCGGTCGGTCTAGCCACCAGTGCGTTTAATATTCTAAAGCAGGGTATTAGTGCAGGTAAAGATATACAAGAAATGAGCGGAACCCTAGCTAAATGGGGCTCCGCTTTTTCTGACTTTCAGTACGCTGAAGACAAAACAAAGAACCCTCCATTTTATAAGATGATGTCTGATAATAGCGCCAATGCTATTGAAATCTTTGCTCAGAAAAAGAAAATGGAGTCTATGAGGGCAGAAATAAAAGACCATATATCTTGGACTTACGGACCATCAGCTTGGGAAGAGGTTCTTGCTATCGAAGGTGAGATGCGTCGCATACGCAAAGAAGAAGCTTACAAAAAGCAAGAAATGATAGACAATGCAATCAACTTTGTTCTTGGCGCTTTTATATTTGCTATTGCTGGTGCTGGCATAGTTACAGGCTTTTATTATCTTGGGCGCTATCAAGGAAAGTGGTGATGTGGTTTTTAGTTTGGTTTGTAGTCATCAACAACAACATTGAGCATTATCAACTCAATCAGTTTCCTACTGAGAACGAGTGCAGCGAGGCTCTTGAGGATGCAAAAGTCTTGATAACTACAAGTCAGACGACGGTGTATTGCTTTGAGGTTATACCAGAATAAAAAAGGAAATTACGTTGTATATGACAAAGATGAAAAAGTTGTTATTATTACGCACCACAAGCACTACGCGATTGCTTACGCCAGGAGTTTAAAAGATGGCAGCGAAGAAACTTGAAGATCAGTCAAAGTATGACGCCTATGATATGGATGGCGATGGCGTTGTGTCTGATGCTGAGATGACAAAAGCCAAAGAGATCAGGGAAACAGAGGATGCGCTGCGCAAACATCTAGCCCAACTTCGCATGGCCCGGTGGACTTTGATCGGTATGGGCGTCTTTACGGTTACAATGTTCTTTATACCTTTGGATCGCGTCACTGCACTTAGCGACATTTCTAACTTGTTTTACATTTCTGGCGCTGGCATTGTCGGCGCTTTCATGGGCGCAACAGCATGGATGGGGCGAAAATAATGGGAATACTTAGCACAATTATAGGACCAGCAACTGAATTAGCTGGCAAGTTCATTCAAGACAAAGATCAAGCGGCACAGTTAGCTCATGATTTAAGCACGATGGCCGATAAGCACGCTCAGGAGGCGTTATTAGCGCAAGTAGAGGTTAATAGGGTTGAGGCCCAAGGAAACTGGTTTCAAGCCTCTTGGAGGCCCCTGTGTGGCTATGTGTGCGTCTTAGGTCTTGCGGTCAACTTTTTGATATCGCCAATTGCGGCAGGCTTTGGATTTATTGTGCCGCAAGCAGAAATGTCTGTTATGATGCCAGTGTTAACTGGAATGCTTGGTTTGGCTGGTATGCGAAGTTTTGAAAAGGTTAAAAAGGTGTGAAAATGACTTTTAAATTATCACAACGCAGTCTTGATCGAATGGATGGCGTAAACGAGAGTTTAGTTGCGGTTGCTAAAGCAGCCATAGGCCATACAAAAACCGACTTTGGTGTAATTTGTGGGCTGAGAACTATTGAAGAACAGCGCGAGCTTTATAACAAAGGTGCATCGAAAACTATGAAGTCTAAGCACATTGACGGCAATGCTTTAGACCTTATGGCTTATGTGGGTTCGCGTGGGTCATGGGAAATAAAATTGTACTTTGACATTGCTGATGCAGTTAAGCAAGCTGCCATTGACGTAGGTGTTGCCATGCGCTGGGGCGCAGCTTGGCATATCAATGACATCCGCCATTGGGATTGTACAATGGAAAAAGCATATATTTCTTACGTTGATTTGCGCCGTAGCCAAGGAAAATCTCCATTTATTGATGGACCCCACTTTGAACTTATGGTTTAAATGTCGAGTGGGTGGCTATCATCATAACATAAATTGCCTTGTTCCAAGCTGGGCGGTTGTTTACCTCGGATGACGTCGTTACAAAAAAGCGCCAAACTTTTAAATTTCAACGGCCACCCACACGAATTCTTAAGTTACTGAGCCCTTCGACCTCCCGCGAAGGGTTTTTTTTATGCACCTCGGTAATTTTTTTTTAAATAAAAGTAAATAATTTGTTGACACAACCAACTCACTTGATAGGAAGTACTTACAAATTAAGATAACGGAGGTTCAAATGCTTGATTTTACTAATGAAAATAACTGGAACTTTGAAACTATCAAAGAGCCTGTGCTTCGCCCCAACGGTCAAGAGGTGCCAAATCTTTTTAACTTGGTTCGCACCGACACCGACGAGGTTCTACACACTCACCGCAACTCATACACTGTGTTACCTCACGATGATGTGGTTAATGCTACTCACGAAAGCATTAAAGCTGCAAATATTTCTAATGATTTTGATTTTAAGGTAGATTGTTTAGACAGTGGTAGGAAAATGCAAATTGAAGTTTTGTTCAACGATTTGGTTACAGAACCTGCGGTTGGCGATCATGTCAAATTTCGCATTCGAGCTTTTAATTCTTATGATGGCTCTTGGGCATTTCAAACATCGGCAGATGCAATGAGACTTTTTTGCTTAAATGGCTGCACTACCTCGGACAGCATTTCAAAACTCTGGATGCGCCACACTGCACAAATTTCTACAGAGGGAGCTGCGGCTAAAATTGCCAATGGTCTCGAAATTTTTCATACGCAAAAAGATTTGTGGCAGCACTGGATGGCGAACAAGGTTAACCGAACCCATGTAGAATGGTTTTTTAAACGCACATTGGTTAATCACAAGACTAAATCGAGCGAAGAAAACTGGAATAAAAAACAGCTTGAAAACTTAATGGGGCAACTTGACAACGAATTTAGAGACCTTGGTAAAAACCAATGGGCTGTTTATAACTGCATGACACATTGGGCCACACACACACAAGGTGCAAAATCACCATACAATGTTACCCGTGATCGGGAACAAAAAGTTGCTTTTGCATTAAACAGCGCAATTTGGAAAAACGGATCGTGGGCATGAATAAGCAAGATACTTTGATAGTAATAATTTTCGGCATTGTTCTTGTCATTGCAGGACTCAATATTGAAAAATTCATGGTAATATAACGAGAAGGGGCCTTAGCCCCTTTTTTTCTATTAATAGGAGAAAAAAATGCAAATCACACGTAAAAGCCCTTGGTCAAAAGAAATCAACACAATGGAAATAAATGTAACGCAAGATCAGATTAATTCTTGGGAAGATGGCGAGCTTATTCAAAATGCAATGCCTAATTTAGAACCCGCTGAAAGAGAGTTTATTGTGAATGGCATTACATCTGACGATTGGATTGATATTTTTAAGGATGACGTATTGTAAATAAATTATTGACATATGTACTATGTTTTGTAGAGTTTTACTTGTAACAACATACTGGAGGTTCACATGGGTTACTCAATGCACGGTAGAAGATTAACACACATTACTGAGGCCATTACACTTAAAGGTGTAGAAATAGAAATAGTCGCTGAAGGTTCTTTTGACTTTGATGAGGATTATTTTGATATTGATGCTGTATATCTAAAAGAAAAGCGCAAAAAAACAAATAACTTCAAACTTCCCAAGCGAATTTGTAGCTATCTTACTCAAGTAAATTGTTTACATGCAGAAAATTGGGATGATTTGGCGCGGGAGAATTTTTAATGGAAACTCAAACAAAAATGATTTTGCACCATCTTCGCACGCAACGCAGAATAACACCTATAGACGCACTCAAAGACTATGGGTGTTTTAGACTTGCAGCGCGTATTCACGATCTTAAGGACGATGGGCATCATATTGAAAAACAAATGGTAACCTGTGACCAAACTGGATCACGATTTGCTGCATATAGTCTTTTAAAGGAGGCAACACATGAAATGGCAAAAGCTTCTAAATGAACAGCGAAAAGCAAAAAAAGCACTTGTCGTTAAAACATTGAAGCAAGCGGGAACACAGTCGGGAGCAGCAAGAATTCTTGGTGTTTCTCGGCAACAAATGTACGTTCTTTGCAAAACTTATGAGGTAAGCAATGCTAAACAGTAATTTAACACCGTTTGAGGAAAGTTTATTGCGTAGCGTTAAACTAAGAGAACGAAATGCATGCAAAGAAAGAAACCGTGTTGACGCTATGCCTAATGCAAAGACAGAGCACTTTGAAGCGACAAAAGAATTAAAAAATCTATTGTCTCAACTTAGGCAAAATGGCAGAAAAATATAATTTTTTGGAAAACACCATGCAAAATACTTTAGAATTTATTGTTTCTGGAAAGCCAATTGGCAAAGCAAGACCAAGATTTACAAAATCTGGTCATATTTATACGCCAAAAGAGACTAAACAATACGAACAAAGAATTAAGCAAGCTGCATGGTCGGCTATGAAAAAGTTAAATTTATCGCCAACTGATAAACGAATAAGTTTTATAATATGTGCTTATTTTGACATTCCAAAATCTTATAACAAACGCAAGACAATGGAATGTGAGTTTGGCGTACATATTCCTAGAAGACCCGATTTAGATAATATTGTAAAAGCAGTTTTAGATGGCTGCAACAAAGTGGTATATGACGATGATTGCATGGTGGGAAATATATATGCCAGTAAAAAGTACTGTGACAACGAACAAATAGCACATCTGCATGTAAAAATACATTGGAGTAACTATGAGCGACCCAATACTTATATTTGATATGGATGGAACGCTTACTAATAGTTCTGAAAAAATTGATAAAAGCTTTAAAAAATATTTAATTAAAGTTTTTTTGCAAAACCAATGTGCTATTGTTTCGGGTGCAAGTTACGAAAACATAAAAAACCAAATTGGCTGTCACCTGTGCTATAGTTCAAAATGGGTATTTGCATGTAATGGCGCACACGTAGTTCAAAATGGAGTTACAAAACATCAAAGCGATTGGGCATTAAAAAGATCAGTAAAAGGTTATTTGAAAAATTATTTACAAGACAGCGCTTTTCCACATCGAACAGGAAAACATTTTGATGATCGTATAGGAATGTGCAATTTTAGTATTCTTGGCAGAAATGCTTCAAAAGAGCAAAGACGTCACTATGTAGCATGGGATGAAGCTACAAAAGAACGCAAAACTATTGCGGATAAAATAAATAAAAATTTTATAAATTTAGTTGCAAGAGTTGCAGGTGAAACTGGTATTGATTTAATGCCTAGTAATATGAGTAAAGCGGTAGTGCTTAACTATGTAGATAAAAATTCTGTCAAATTTTTTGGTGATAAAATGCAAGAGGAAGGCAATGACTTCCCTTTGTCGAGGTTACTAAATAAAAATCAATGTTACTCTGTTAAAAATTGGAAAGATACTCACAAGATTTTATATGATTTAGGTTTCTAAATTTTTTTGTGAATAAGAAAAATCAGTCCCGTATAATTCTCGCCATTTTTTTGGCTCTTTGTGGATTGCTACTTTGCTTTTGTCCCAAAGACCTTGGTGATGACCTTCGCAAAGCGGGATTGCAGTTCTGTCACCTCGCTTCGCACGGCTATACCTATCATGTATCGGATGGTGCGCTGTTGTTGGGCTTTGCTGGACTTCTCCAAATCGCTCACAAATACAACACCTCTTCCGCCGCACTTTTTGCAAATAGTTTCCATCTTTTTTTTCCTTTGGTTTTTTAGGATTAGACCACATAGCTATTATTTTTCATGTTGAATTTTTATCCTATTTAAAATTAAATTTATGTCCTCTAAATCACTAATAATTTGTTTATCTTGAGCCAACCTAAGTTCGAGCTTTTCAATTAGAAAGGCGTTTCTTCGTTGAGCTTCTAAAATATCTTTAGTTAACATTTGTTAACCTCCACCACAAAGGACTCATTCCGCAATCAATGTTTTCAGGATTACGACAGCCATCAAAGCAATATTCTGTTTTTCTAATCCTATTTCTAATTCCAATGACTGCATTTTTTGTCATACCAAATCGCCTTCCAGCATCGCGGCAACTCCAGCCTTCGTTTTCTGTAAGGTGTAAAACCATTAATGTTGTTTCGTCTTTTTTGCGTTCTTCTCGTTCAATCATTTAGTATTCCATCGGATCAAAGCCGATAGCCTCTGCTAATTTTTCCATTGAATTTTCAAAATATTCTTTAAACTCTGATTGGTCCATTTTATCAAAAGCAATGCTATCTGGGACGTAGTATACTCCGCCATTAGCTTGATTTATGACTGTATGATAGTACCCGCATAACATCTTTAAATCGTCATGTAAGTGCGAGGTAGTTGCCCAGCGTTTAGTCGATTTAACTACGTTATTAAGTACAGACCAATAAAGTTTATGGTGCTGTGGTGATCGCTCACTTACAGCTTGAATATCGAATAACTGATTATTGGTATATGTTTCCATTACCTCGGCATCATAACGCGTGACAGGGTGTAAAACCCCATCACGCATCACAACTTGCAGCATTGGTTTTTTAGAACGGGATTTCATCGTCCAAATCGCCATTTACATTAGCATCATTGTTTTCAGTGGGAGAAACGTTACTGGAGGTTCTATCTCTACCACCTACCAATTCAATAGTGCCAACATTGCAAGTTATCTTAGTATTGCCATTATATTCATCTGTACCAAACTCACCTTGTATATATACTTTTGTACCTTTTTTGAGGTAATCACGCAACTGACCTTCTGCGACGCGCCCCCACAGCGAACAATCAATATAATGTGTGGTATCAGTTCGGCGATTATTTACAGCAACAGAAAAATTCACAACTGTAGTGCCTTTATGATCACCAGACCGACAATCACGTGTTAAATTTCCAATAAATTGATGTGTATGCATTACATAATCCCCAATGCTGTTTTCTTTTTAGCCAAAGCCAATTCGATTGCTTCTGCATATTTTGGATCTTGAAGTTTAATTGCTTTAATAACTTCATTTGCTTCGTCTTCTATTGTGCGCAATCTTTCTTCTGTAACCATGTCGCTTTCTAAAAATTTCATAAACCTAACGCCACGGTGCAAAGCTGTAGGTTCTGTATGCGAGGTGTGCGACGGACTTGATTTATATTTGCCTGTTGCTGCATTACCATCGTCATCCTCAATAGGAACGCCTGATATAGAGGCTAGACCATATCTGCGTGCATATGTAATAGCTCCACCTAATGACTGCATATCATTGGCCTTGTATTCTAAGTAAACCTTGCCAGTATATTTATCTCCAGAGATGTGCGCAAAGGTTGTTTCTACAAATGGCCCGAACTCGTCTTTGCCGGGAGATTGCATGATTGCAAAACCATTTGCGTGAAATGCTGGGTAAACTGCATTTTGTATAGCTGTCAGGTCTGCGTATTTGTTTTTTAAAAATGGGTTTTTTGCATTTTTAAATGCAGACCCCATTTGAGCTTGCGCCGCAGCAAAAGCTGTCAAGCTAGATATTGGTCCGTTATTAGACATTATTTCATCCTTACTGATATAGTTTGAGGTCCAGTTACCAATTCGGCACCGTCAATTTGGACACCCGCTTGAAGTTGTTTTTTTATTTCTGCTTTATCTGGCGTGACGGTCGTTTTACATAGTTGTGAAGGTATCTCCTTTTCGTTGGTTATGACTACGCTCTCTGTACCTTTGCGAAGCGATACTGTTCCAAGTGGATGTGGAATTTTTGACTGATTAGCGCAAAGTAAAATAGTTTTTAGCATTTGATTAAGACGCACTTTTCTAGCATCGAGTAACGATCTGCGCTCTGAATATTTTTTTGCCATTTCGTGGCAAGCAATCATCCCAGCGTCAGCTTCACTAATTTGCGTCAAAACATTTGATACAACGTCCATTACATCTGTTTCGCCGTCTAGTGTGTCCCAAAACAATTCAAGCTCTTCTGAGTAAGGCGCTAATCTTTCAGCCATATATGTCAGCATTGATGAGTTAAGTTTCATTTTTGTGTGCTTTCAAAGTCATCAACCGCTTGAGCAATTGCTTTTTCAATAAAAGAAATTGCATCTGCAGGAAATTGATCAGCTAAATATCGCTGATGAGTTATTTCTCCAGACAAAGCTTGCTGTACTAGTTTTGTACCACGATTTGCAATTTTGTTTGCAATTGTAGCTCTAATAAAGTGAATAGGTGTATTTGTCATGTGAACCTCCAAGTTAACAATATCATAATATCAACGTGACTAAGTCAGTCAACAAATGTTTTACAAAATTTTTAGTGACAATGTAAATGTTGTGTTTATAAAGATAAAGGACCACACTCTGTAAAGTGTGGCCCAATGGGATATGATAACAACACGAATTGGAGGTTCACCTTGTTACAGACATTAAATAGCACAACGCAAACCATGGAGCAACGCATATGTCGCACTATATGACCGCTCTAGCAATGCAGCAAACTGGTTTGAAGCCAGCTACCAAAATAGTTCTTTATTGGATAGCAGACCATTACAACCATGAAACCGGTGCATGTTTTCCAAGTCATAACAGATTGGCAAAATTATGTGAAATGACGCGCCAATCGGTCATAACTCATATTGGTGTTTTAAAAGATAAAGGCTTTATTGATGCCACCAACAGAGCAAGAGATAATGGCTCAAATACAAGCTGTGAGTATAAACTTTTTCTCAAAGGCAGTGATGTAAAAAAATCAGACATCCCTAGTAAAAATATTTTACATGAGGATGTAAACTTATTTAACAACCATAACCTTGTAAATAATAACCTTATAAAAGATAACCTTATAAAGGTTATAAATGACGATCCTATAAATGCTAACTTATCTTTTAAAAAATATCGTGGATATACAGAAGAAGAGATAGATATTTCGTTTGGCTTTTTTTGGGAAAGGTATCCTAAAAAAACGGGAAAACAAACGGCTAAAAAAGCATTTATCAAAGCGATCAATATGGTATGCGGAAGTGTTATTATGGCTGGTGTTAATAAATATGCTGATCTTTGTAAAAAAGAAGAAAGGCAAAAAAAATACATATTAAACCCTTCAACGTGGCTTAATGGAGGTCATTGGGATGACGAAGAGGTAAGTTTTAAAGAGCAAAAAGAAACTTCCTCAGAATATCTGCACAGTCTTTTAAGTGGTGGCATTTTGGGGATTAGTAACAATGGATTATGATAGCAGAAAAAGAATTATTGCAAATTGGCTTCTTGAATTTTTAAAACGATATGAAGCACCTAGCCATCTCGATAAAGACGCCAGCCGTGAAGAAATGTTACTTATGGTTGAAGACATTAACAGCGAATGCCCATCTACCAACGAAGGTGGGCTTAAATGGGTTTTAGATGAAGCTGCAAAATATGTGCGGAAAAATCAAGTAAGTCGCAGATGGCCAACCATTAATATGTTTGTAAAAGGCATTAAGGAAAACAGAGACAAAATCAAAAAAGAGCTTTTAGAAAATTCAGAAGAGTTTTCGCCAAAGCTCGATGTTTTTAAAATTAATGCTGGTAGAATAAAGAGAAAAGAACCAGTTGATGAAAAATATGTTTCAGGGAAATATGCAGAGTTTCTCATAGAAAAAAATCTAATTTCTGAAACTGATTTAAAACCATACAGGAACTCGTAAAATGTCAAACAAAGAAAAAAAGTGGCCTGCAACTGAAATTACTATGAAGGATACGAGTAAACTTATTCCTTATGCTCGTAACAGCAGAGTTCATAGCGAAGAACAAGTTGCTCAAATTGCCGCAAGTATACAAGAGTGGGGATTTACAGTTCCCATACTGGTAGACGAAGATAATACACTGATTGCAGGTCATGGTCGTTTGATGGCAGCGCAAAAGTTAGAGCTCAAAAAAGTGCCAACCATGGTTGCAACAGGATGGTCAGACGCTCAAAAGCGAGCTTACGTTATTGCTGATAACAAACTTACAGAAAATTCTACATGGGACGAAGAGTTACTTAAAGTTGAAATTAAACAACTTGAGTTTGACCAGTTTGATGTAACAAAACTTGGTTTTGGCATGGATGAGCTTGCAGATTTATTTTTAGATAAAGACCTCGGTGAAACGAATGCGTTTGATGAATGGCAGGACATGCCAGAATACGATAACGAAGATATAAATTATTTTCGTACAATTAAAGTGCATTTCGATAACCAAGAAGACGTTGACGAATTTGCAGAAAAAACAGGTTTAAAACTTACAGAAAGTACGCGATTTATTCGTTATCCCGAAAATATAAAAGAAGACTTAAATGCTTACAGAGTAAATGGCACAGACGATGCAGCCTAATTTTTCACTTTATATCCCAAGTAAGGGCCGTCATGAGTATATGATGACTTCAAAAGCGCTTACTTTTATGAAGGTACCACATTTTATTATAGTTGAGCCGCAAGAAGTAGATTTGTACAACAAAGCAGTAAAACATTGGGATTTATCTACTACTGTACTTAAGCTAGATATGTCTTTTAAGGAAAAATACGAGCTTTGTGATAATTTTGGCATGACGAAATCTACTGGACCCGGCCCAGCTAGAAATTTTGCTTGGGAACATTCAAAACAAAATGGTGAAAATTGGCATTGGGTTATGGATGACAACATACGATATTTTCACCGATTTAATAAAAATCTACAAATTAAAGTAACCGATGGTACGTGCTTTCGTGTAATGGAAGATTTTGTACAGAGGTATACAAATATAGGTATGGCTGGGCCTAACTATATGATGTTTGCACCTCGCAAAAAGCGCTTGCCGCCTTTTGTGCTTAATACACGAATTTATAGCTGCAACTTGATCCGAAACGAGCTTAAATATAGATGGCGTGGCCGATACAACGAAGATACAATTTTGTCACTAGACATACTTAAGTCAGGTTGGTGCACAACACAGTTCAATGCATTTTTACAAGAAAAAACCAACACTCAAGTAATGAAGGGAGGCAATACAGATGAATTTTACCATGCAGAGGGAAGGGTACAAGACGGCGAAAGATATGCTGACACTGGCACACTAGAAAAATCTAAAATGCAAGTTCGCGTGCATCCCGATTGTTCAAAGTTAGTTAAAAAATACGGGCGATGGCATCATCATGTAGACTATAATCGCTTTAAAAAGCAAAAACTAATTAGAAAAACAGACGTTGATTTTAACGGAACAGTGCAAGATTACGGAATGAAAATGGTAAAGGTAAAATGAAAACAGGCTTCACAGCTTCTACGTTTGATTTGTTACACGCAGGTCACATTGTAATGCTCCACGAAGCTAAAGCTATTTGTGACCATCTTATCGTAGGACTTCACGTCAACCCATCTACAGAACGCAATTACAAAAATAAACCTATACAGACTTTAGTAGAAAGATACGCACAGCTAGCGGCAGTTAAGTCGGTTGACGAGATTATACCATATGAAACAGAAAACGATCTGCTAGATATTTTTAAAATGTATCCTATTGATGTAAGGATAATCGGCGAAGAATACCGTGACAAAGACTTCACAGGCAAAAACTTAGATATGCTAATCCATTACAACAAAAGAAAGCATAATTTTAGTTCAAGTCTTTTACGCAAACGAGTAGCACACGCTGAAAGCATAAAGTCTAAATCAAACATTACAGATATGAGCAGCTGATCCAAGTTCATTTACAGCATAAATCATAGTGCGCTTATCAGAATGGTTAGAACCACAAGCTTTTGCTTCGTTGAATGAAGTGCATTCTGTGCGAATTCTATTTGCACCTTTACCGCGTACAGCTACAAAATAAGCAGCTTCGTTAAAGATTTTTTCTTCGTATCCAGTAGTAAATTGCATTTGAACCTCCGTTATTTACAAATACCAAACTAACGATACTAATAATATTGTCAACAAATTATTTACAAACAAAAGCACTATTGGAACATTCAAAATTTATGGTATAAACAAGATGCTTACACAACATATAGGGATATGTAATGGCAGACCTACAGGACGATCAGTCAGAAGGTAAAAAACGCGGACCTAAAGGACCATCTAAAGGCTTGAGTGAAAACGATTTTAATCGTTTGCTTAATATGGTTAGAATACAATGCACACAGACAGAAATATGTAGCATTTTAGGTATGTCTGACACCACTTTAAAGCGTAGATTAAGAGAGAGAGGATACGAAAATTTTGTAGACCTCTATAAAAGGCACAACGATGAAGGCAGAATGTCGCTTAGGCGTATGCAATGGCAAGCAGCTGAGAATGGTAATCCGACCATGCTGGTCTGGCTTGGAAAGCAATATCTTGGTCAAAAAGACAAACAAGAGCAAACTATTTCCGGTGAACACGTACATGCTTACAAATGGATAACTGATGACAGTTCGGACGATTAATTACCGCCCAAGAAAGTTAATAAAAGCTTTTCATAATAGAACTGAGCGCTTTGCTGTTATTATTGCACATCGCCGCTTTGGGAAAACTGTAGCAGCAATTAATGACTTAATAAAAGATGCTCTTACAATACCACTGCCAAATGTGCGCGTCGCTTATATTGCACCTTATTACAGTCAAGCTAAAGCAATCGCGTGGGATTATTTGAGAGAATATACACAAGACGTTTCTGGCGTAACTTACAATACATCAGAGTTGCGTGTAGATTTTCCAAATGGTGCAAGAATAAGGTTATTTGGTGCAGATAACGCAGACACTCTTCGCGGGCTTTATTTTGACCATGTTGTACTTGACGAACCAGCAGACTTTCCAGCACGTGCTTGGCCTACTGTAATTCGCCCAGCGCTTGCAGATCGAAAAGGAAAAGCAACATTTATCGGTACGCCAAAAGGTAAAAACCAATTTTACGATACTTACATCCAAGGCAAAAATAACCCTAATTGGTTTACCGCTATGTATAAGTCTTCAGAAACAGGTTTGCTCGATCCAGACGAGCTTGAAGAAGCTAAAAAGGCTATGGGCGAAGACCGTTTTGAACAAGAATTTGAGTGCAGTTTCGAAGCTGCAATACAAGGCGCTTATTATGCTAAAGAAATTAAAACTTGTTCTTCTGAAGGCAGAATTTCTGGAGTTCCTTATGATCCTGCAGTAGGCGTTGTAACGGCATGGGACTTAGGAATTGGCGATAGCACTGCAATATGGTTTGCCCAGTACGTTGGGCAAGAAGTTCATTTAATTGACTATTATGAAAATAGTGGAGTAGGTTTAGAACATTATGCAAAAGCATTATCTGAAAAAAAATACCATTACGAACAACACATTTTGCCACATGACGTACGAGTTAAAGAGTTGGGAACAGGGAAAAGTCGCCTCGAAACACTCGACTCATTGGGAGTGCGAAACGTAAAAATTGCACCTATGCTAGGAGTTGATGACGGCATTCAAGCAGCAAGGTCTATGATAAATAAGTGTTGGTTCGATCAAGATAAATGCGAGCGTGGTGTTGAAGCATTACTTCAATATCGTAGAGAATTTGACGAAAGACTTAAAACTTGGCGAGGCAGGCCATTGCATGATTGGACGTCTCATGGTGCAGATGCTTTCAGATATTTAGCAGTTGGTCGTAGCGAGAAAACTGATTGGGGCGCACCAATCAAGCGCGGATTGCGTGGAATAGCTTAATGTGATATTGTGTGATTGAAAATCACAGGTGCATCATGGCAAAAATGACTAAAGCACAAATTGCAAGAGCTAGGGCTATGTCCGAGCGCGAGGGTTCTGCGTATCCTAATGCTTGGTCAAATTTAAAAGTTATCAGAGCAGATGCAAAGAAATCCAAGAAAAAGCCAGTAAAAAGGAAAGCATGATGGGTTATGGCAAAAAAGGTATGGGTAAGAAAAAAGGCGGCAAAAAGAAATGAAAACTGGTAAGTATTCTTCTTCAGCATCTTTCAAGCCATGCAAAGGTTGCCCCACACCAAGCAAATGCTCAATGGCTGGCAAGTGTCTAGCAAAAGCGTGAGGCTTATTGATTTCAAATGCGTACAAAAGCTGAAAAGATAGCGGCTGCAAAAAAGCGGCACGGTTTCACGGCGGTAAACAAACCTCGCCGAGGTGGGCCAAAGAAGTTTGAAGTCTTGGCGGTTGAGGGCAACCAAGTTAAAAAAGTTAATTTTGGCGATCCGAATATGACCATCAAGAAAGGAACTGCAAGCAGAAAAGCATCGTATTGTGCGCGTTCTGGTGGTATAAAAGGAAAGAATAGCAAATTGTCGGCCAACTATTGGTCGCGTAAGGCATGGGATTGTTAAATGGCACTTTCAACTTATTCAGAGCTAAAAACGTCTATTGCTGGTTGGTTGAACCGTGAAGATGCTGAAACAATTGCTGCAATTCCTGATTTTATAAGTATTGCAGAAGCAGATTTTAGTCGCAATCTGCGTCACTGGAGGATGGAAAAAAGATCAACAGCAGAAATAAACTCAAGATATACTGAACTTCCACCGGGATTTATCGAAGCTGTTCGCTTTCATTTAGACTTAGACGAAAGACCAATAGAGTTACTTACGCCACTTGCTTTGCAACAACGTCGTTTAGGAAACTCTGACAGCACAGGAAGGCCGCAATTTTACGCTATAGTTGCTGGGCAAATAGAGGTCTGGCCAACTCCAGACACTTCATATGCAAGTGAATTATATTATTACTCACGAACAACGTCATTAAGTGCTGAAAATGCTTCAAATTGGATATTGGAGCATTTTCCAGACGCTTATCTTTATGGTGCTTTAATGCATTCCGCGCCTTACTTAAAAGACGATCAAAGAGCGACAACATGGGCATCGTTGTATCAAAGCTCAATTGGTGGTATAAATGCAAACAATGACAGTGCTAAATATGGCGGGTCAGGTTTGCGCATACAGGTAAATACCTATTAGGAGAATAAAATGGCAACGATTTCAGATTATGTGCTAGATGCTGCACTTTCTAAACTTGACACTGAAGCAGATCGAATTGACATCACTTCGCAAGAAGCGACAACTTACGCGAATGCCACAGTAGCATATTCACTTGGCAATTCTACATCTCTGGCTTTTGGTTCTCCGGTAGATGGTGACACTTCTGGGCGAAAAGTTACTGCCTCTGCGATCAGCGACGGATCAGTCACAAGTACAGGCAGCGCGACGCACTATGCAATTGTTGATGTTTCAGCTTCTCGGTTGCTTGCCACTGGTACTTTGTCAAGCTCGCAATCGGTTACCTCTGGTAACACTTTTACAATCGCTGCGTTTGACGTTGAACTTCCTGACCCTGCATAGGTGTAAAATATGGTTAAGCTAGTTAACCGAGCTAAAATGACAACCAGTACAACTGGTGCTGGCGCAATCACGCTTGGCTCAGCTGAAACGGGTTTTCAAACATTTGCTGCGGCTGGAGTAGTTGATGGCGATTTGGTTCGGTATGTCATAGAAGACGGAAATGCTTTTGAAATTGGTTCTGGCACATATACTGCGTCAGGAACAACTTTATCTCGTACTGTTTCTGAAAGTAGTAACAGCGACGCGGCTCTTAACCTTTCAGGGTCGGCTAAAGTATTTATTTCAGCTACGGCAGAGGACATGGCTTTTGTAGATGAAGACTATGGCCTGGTGACAGGCGTTGTCGGTCAATTAGACGATTATGGGAGCGTTGCGTAATGGCGAAGCAAATACAATTTAGACGCGGCACAACTTCTCAGCACGGCTCTTTTACGGGTGCTGTTGGAGAAATCACTGTTGATACAGACAAAGACGTTGCAGTCGTACATGACGGATCAACGGCTGGCGGTGTTCCACTTGCAAAAGCAACAGATGTGACGGCAAAGTTATCAGCGCCAGAAATTGCTGTTACAGTCTCAGGCGGTAAGTTTTATTTAGACGGAACGCAGCAACAAACAGCGCGATTAACCCCTTCTCTTACATATCGGTTTGACCAATCTGATAGCTCGAATTCGTCGCATCCTCTTTTATTAAGCACAACGTCAAACGGCACGCACGGCGGCGGAAGTGCGTTTACAACGGGTATAACAACTGTTGGGACCGCTGGGTCGGCGGGAGCTTACGTTGAAGTGACTTTGGAGCAAGATGCGCCTTATGATCTTTTTTACTACTGTGCGAACCACTCAAATATGGGCGGATCAGTTGAAGTCGGTGCTATTGATGACTTGTCTGATTTAGGC